ATATCGTGAAGTATCCCAGTTTGCCGATCAGGATGCCCGTGGTCAGATTATGGCGCATTTTGGTGTATCTTTAAGCCCTGTTCTTTCAGATAAGTGTGTTTATCTTGGAGGCTCCAGTTCTAATATCGATCTTTCGGAAGTAGTTAATACTAATATTACCGGAGACAATGTTGCTGAAATTGCTGGTAAAGGTGTTGGTACCGGTCAGGGAAGTTTTTCTGGCAACTTCGATGAGTATGGTATTATTATTGGTATTTATCATAATGTACCTCTCTTGGATTATGTAGTTACCGGACAACCTCAAAATTTACTTTATACAAATACTGCAGATCTTCCGTTTCCGGAATTCGATAGTATTGGTATGCAAACTATTCAGTTCGGTCGTTTTGTAAATAGTAAAAGTGTTTCATGGACTTCCGGTGTAGATTATCGTGTTCAGACTATGGGATATCTTCCCCGTTTTTTCGATGTGAAAACCCGTTACGACGAAGTTCTTGGCGCATTCCGCTCGACTCTTAAGAATTGGGTCGCTCCACTGGATCCTTCTTATGTTTCTAAATGGTTGCAATCCTCTGTAACTTCTTCCGGAAAGTTGGCTCTGAATCTTAACTATGGTTTTTTTAAAGTAAATCCCCGTGTTCTGGATAGTATTTTTAATGTTAAATGTGATTCCTCGATCGATACCGATCAGTTTTTAACTGCCCTGTATATGGATATTAAAGCTGTCCGTAATTTCGACTACGATGGAATGCCTTATTAATTCTTGTTATTATGGAAAAAGTGGAAAAAAAAGATAAGACAATTGAAACTCCTGCATTGGATGCTGTTAGAGTTTTAAAATCTGCGATTTACTGTCAGGTTGGTCCAGTCGAAAGACTTCGTTATATAAAAGATGATGATGGAGTAATTCATTACGTTTCTGATGTTAATCTCCTCATGAATGCTGAACGTCTTCGTAATCAGATTGGCGAAGAATCGTACCTGAATCTTATTCGTGGAATACAGCCTAAAAAATCTCCGTATGATGATAAATATACAGACGAACAATTGTTCACAGCAATTAAGTCTCGGTTTATACAGAGTCCTTCCGAAGTCCTTGCTTGGATTGAGTCCCTCGGATCGGCAGGAGATTCTATCCGCTCTGAGCTTAATGCTCTTGCAGAATCAATGCAATCTACTCAGCAGTCTGAGGCGACTGGTGATTCTGGAAAAACTGCCGAGTAATGCCAATTGATCCCGGAACGGCCACTCTTGCTACCGGTGGTCTTTCTGCTCTAACTGGTTTTCTTGGTTCTGGAATGTCCAATAAGTCTGTAAAGCGTTCCATTAAAGCCGCTAAAGAGATCAATCAGATCAATAACGAGTTTAATGCTTCGGAAGCATTGAAAAACCGTGATTTTCAGACCTCTGAACGCGAAGCCTCGCAACAATGGAATTTGGATCAATGGAATCGAGAAAACGCATATAACGATCCGTCTGCACAACGCGCCCGTATGGAAGCTGCCGGCTTTAATCCCTATAACATGAATATAGATACCGGTTCTGCTTCTACGTCTGGTGCACAGTCGTCTCCTGGTTCTGGTTCTCAGGCTACTGCTTCTCAGACGCCTAGTCTTCCGGCTTATACTGGATATGCCTCTGATTTTCAGAGTGTAGCCTCCGGTATAGCACAGATAGGTAATGCTGTTTCCAGTGGTATCGACGCTAGGCTAACGAGTGCTTATGGAGATGATTTGATGAAAGCTGACATTATGTCGAAGATTGGAGGTAATTCTGAATGGCTTACCGATGTGTATAAACTAGGCCGACAGAATGAAGCACCCAACTTGCTTGGAATTGACTTGCGTAAAAAACGTTTGGAAAACCTCTCTACTGAGACGGATATTAAAGTAGCCCTTGCTCAAGGCACTCTTCTTGGACTTCAAGCTGAAGGTCAGAGGATAGTCAATAAATTTATGCCCGCTCAGCAGCAGGCTGAATTTTTCCTGAAAACTGCTAATGCCTTTGCTCAGTATAAGGCCGGTAAGCTTTCGGAAGCTCAGGTAAAGACCCAGATTAAACAGCAGGCTCTTCTCGAAGCTCAGGCTGTTGGTCAGAAGCTTAGTAATAGGATGGCTGATAGATTGGCTGATTATCAGTTCAAAGCTATGGCCGCTGAGTATCGTGCTAACGCTGCTTATTACAATGGTTTTTACAATGATGCTTGGCAGGCCGGTATGTCTAAAGCTACTCAGGCTCGCTACGAATCTAACGCTGCCCGCCTTGCTGCTCAGATGTCCGAAATCTTTAAAGATCGTGAAAAGTCGTCTTGGAAGAACAATTCTACATATTACAACATAATGGAACTTCTTAAAGACATTCTTGGACCTGTAGGTAATGCTGTTGGTACATTTTATTTAGGTGGTAAACTTGGAGCAGCCAAAAAAGCCACCAAGGCTGCTCACGGCTGGAGTTTATCCACTCCTAATCCTTATTCTTATTAATCCCCAATCCTCCGGCTTATAACCGGAGGATTTTTCAAATTTATCTGACTCGCCTGACTCGATTAACATTTTATAATGTTATTTAACATTATATTCTTTGGAATTTCATAATAAAATGCTATCTTTGTAATGTAATCAAAAACAAAGGATATGAAAACAAACAAATTATTTCGGGTTAATTTTGAGAAAGCTAATGCTATTTATTCAGTGTTTAAAACTTGTAATGTTTTTACAATATTGTTGGATGGTACTTTGCTTCCTGTCTATGATTTTAGTGGTAATAACGTTCGTTCGTCTTTGAATAGTCTTCGCAAGTATTATCCTGACTCTGTAGTTAGGTATTATTTTAAGTCTTCTTTTTATGATCAGAATACTTTACCTACTCCTTTTCATTTAACTTATTCTGATTGTATTCTGTTCTTTTAGGGCTGTTTTACAGCCCTTTAACACTGTCCGCAGGACACCATTAACGCAGTGAGAGCGCCGGACGAAGTCCGTGTCGCGGAATCGCGTAAACATCCTAGCGCCCTTGAGTAATGCGCTTACTCTTGCGGCACTCTTGCTTTGCATTATGTTAACTACGATCCACGCCGTCAACGAAGTTGACCCGTAAACATCCTTACGTCGTGTTCAGTCAAATTATGAAATCCACACTTTTGCCCGAATGGGAATCAGGTTTCTCCATTCCCTGATTCAACTTCTTAATCCTAAATATGCAAAAGTGACACTGAAATACCGGATTTTAATGGATTCGAAGAATCCAATGCGCGTTGGCGTGCTCGAGCTAGGCGAGCAAATAAAACAAAAGTTTTCCCGGGAGGACACGAAGTGTCCGACTCGCGAGCCGGTATCGCGAGAGCACAGCGAAGGAAAAAAAAAAAAAATTGTGAAGAAAAATATGAAAAGATTTTGATGTTTCAGAAAAATTTTTGAATATTTGCCTATCACAATTTTAAAACAAACAGATATGTTATTCAAAGTACTTAAACATCCGAAAACACAGGATCCTCAACGACCGATGGAACCTGAAATTTATGTAGTAGAGGAAGCAGAATTGTTACACTTCCTGCATGAAAATACAAAACCCGGCAGTAACTCTGTTTTGGTTTTTGACGTTTTTCCGGAAGAAAATCTCTATTTGTTAAGTAACGATAAGGATTAAATTTTACAGGACATGAACCAACAGGAATTCATACAAAAAGTCTTTTCGATGTGTCAGCATCAGGTACGGACTAAAAATCCGTACACTGGTGAATTGATTATGGTTCCTTGCGGAACATGTCCTGCTTGTCGTTATAATAAGTCGATCCTTTCTCAGAATAAAGTCCATGCGCAATCTTTGGTTTCTCGTCATGTATATTTTATCACTCTTACTTATGCCCAGAGATACATTCCGTATTATGAATACGAAATCGAAGCTTTGGATGCTGATCTCCTTGCGATTACTGCTCATTGTCATAATCGTAACCCTATGTATAATACTTATACGTATCGTGGTGCCAAGCATAAGTTAAGAATTCGCGGTCTTGCATCACCCAAGGTAGAGACGTTTTCCTTTTCGGTAAACCGTGATTATTGGACTTCTTATGTACAGAAAGCTGATCTTTCATTTTTTGGCAAATATCCTGCACTTTCAGGCCGCATTCCTTATCTCTTGCATGATGATGTGGCTCTTTATATGAAGCGCGTGAGAAAATACATATCTAAATTAGGAATAAATGAATCAATACACACATACATTGTGGGAGAGTATGGACCCAACTCTTTCCGCCCGCATTTCCATCTCTTACTATTCTTTGACTCCGATGAACTCGCCCAGAATATTGTCAGAATTGCAAATTCGTGTTGGCGATTTGGACGTGTCGATTGTTCTGCCTCGAGAGGCCGCGCTGAAGACTACGTTAGCGCGTATCTTAATAGCTTTAGTTCTATCCCCTTACATATTCAGGAAATTCGTTCTATTCGGCCTTTCGCAAGATTTTCGAATAAGTTCGGATACTCTTTTTTCGAGTCTTCGATTAAGAAGGCTCAATCGGGTAACTTCGATGAACTCATTGATGGAAAGAGCTTGCCGTATAATGGCTTTAATACCACTATATTCCCATGGCGCACGATTATCGATACCTGCTTTTACAGACCCGCTTTACGTAGACATAGCGATATTCATGAACTTACAGAGATATTACGATATGCTAGAAACTTTAAACAAAGACCCGCACTCCAAAAGGCAACCTTGTTCCAGTCCCCTGGAATCATGTATGCCCATCTCCAGGACTTAGGTCCTTCTACTGCGGCTAAGTTTATAGAATCTGACTACCCGTTGCATCGCATTCTCTCGTTTCTTAAGCTCGATTATACGAAAATAATTCAAGGAGAACCTTCTGAGGTGCGAAGCTTTCATTCTCGGTTGTATACATTTCTTCGGCAGTCTGAACTATTCCTTAATGGAATTGGTTATACCCTGCTGTCAACACGAGTAGAATATTCGTTGATTAAGAAATCACTTGAAAACTCAATTAAATTTTACAATGAAAGAGAAAGAAAAAGCCTCCAAGATCTTTTCCATGATTCTGAAGCTTTTGAGAGCGATTGGTCGGATATTTTTTGGGATCGAAGGCAAGAAAAAATCAGACGATTCGTAGATTCGGATTATGGAAATCTTTGCCGTGATAAACTTCACAGCGAGATTCGAAAGCGTATAAAACATAGAGAAATTAATGATGCTGTAGGTATATTCACTAAACAATCTTATAGAAATCATGGCGAAATATAAAGTATATATTTATCAACATAATGCCGATACCTTTATTGAGGATCAGTATTTTTTAGTAGCTACAACCTTTGTTAATGCACGTGATGTTGTCGATCTGACTAAAAAAATGAATATATTAAACAAAGTTTTTGATTATGCTTTTGATCCTTTGTATTATACTGATTGTTATCTCGGAGACATCTTCCGAATGAATAGTTTACCATGCAGTGACAAACCAAAACAAACTAAAATTCCATTCTAATGAGCTTATTTAACATGTCAGCCGTGAAAAATCATCCCAGACGTTCCGGTTTTGACTTATCTAATAGAGTATGCTTCACTAGTAAGGCTGGTGAGCTGCTTCCTGTATTCTGGGATATTGTTTACCCTGGTGATTCTTTTAAAATTAAGACCCAGCTTTTTACCCGTACGCAACCATTAAACACAGCTGCCTATACTCGTATCCGTGAATATCTGGACTTCTATTTTGTGCCTCTTCGCCTGATTAATAAGAATTTGCCCACTGCCTTGATGCAAATGCAGGATAATCCTGTTCAGGCTACTGGACTATCTTCGAATAAGATTGTGACTACAGATATTCCTTGGACTTCTATTAGTGGTTCTGGTTTTTCTAGTTTAGGTGATATTAATGTTCTTTACCAAAATTCCTCCAAGGATTTTTCTGATTTGCTTGGATTTAATTCATTAACTCAGTCGGCAAAGTTGTTAATGTATCTTCGATATGGTAATTTCCTTCCGTCTAATGCTAGTGTAGTAAAATCAACTAGTTTAGGTCTTTCACCTTCTCTTGATCTTCGTAATTCAGAAACATCTTCTACTGGTTGGACTTCAATGCACATTCTCCCTCTTGCTGCTTATCAAAAGGTTTATGCTGACTTTTTCCGTTTTACTCAATGGGAAAAAAACCAGCCTTATACATATAATTTTGATTGGTATTCTGGAGGAAATGTTCTTGCGTCCTTGACTTCTCAGACTCTTGCTGAAAAATATTATTCCGATGACAATCTCTTTACTCTTCGCTATGCCAACTGGCCGAAAGACATGTTTATGGGAGTAATGCCTGATTCTCAACTTGGTGATGTAAGTATTGTTGATGCTTCCGGATCTGAAGGAACTTTCCCCGTTGGATTGATGGATGTAAATGATGGTACAATTCGTGCAGGATTGCTTGCTCGTAGTGGTTCCGCTCCTGTTGAAAAATCTTCTTTGGAAATGCAGACTTCATCTGTTCTTTCTCCTAATACTACATATGGGGTTTATGCACAGCGTGCTCATGGTCTGTCGCAGTTCTGTCAGCAGCTCCGGGGCAGGG